AGAAAAAATAGAGAATATTTTAATGAAATGCGTAATTTTGTTTTTAATACTAATATTTCGGATTCTCAACGTGCAGCATTGCAAGAACTTGATCGTCCCTTAATTGAATTTAATGTTGTTGAAGCATTCATAAGTCGATTATTGGGCGAGTTTTCAAAACAAGTGCCTGGCGTTACAGTTCATGCCGAACCTACAGAAACTGTAGCTCCTGAAGAAACAATTGACGTTGTACAGGGTCACATGCGTCATATTCTTACTGGATTGCGCGCTAACGAGATTTACAAAGATCAACTTAGCGGCGGTTATAGCGCTATGAAAGTTTGGACTGAATACGAGCATGCAAAAAGCTTTAAGCAAAAGATTTGTTTAGACAGAGGGTATGACCCTTTATTGTGCGGTTGGGACCCGTCTGCACAAAAGTCACACAAAGGTGATGGCGCATATTGTTTTGAAATTATTCCGTTAACTGAAGAACAGTTTAGGGCAATTTATGGTGATGATATTATTTTAGATGGATGCTATAAAGGCGCATTAGAGGGTTTTAAATGGGGATATAAGAGCAATCGTAAAAACATTATTATGCTTTGCTATTACTATGAAAAAAGAAGCAAGCGCGTACAGTTATATGAATTACCTGGTGGCAATTGTTTAACTAAAGATGAGTACGAAGAATTAGTTCAGCTTTATGTTAAAAACCAGAATATCGAACAACCTCCTCAACCTGTAAATAAAAGATGGACAGATATTCCATGTATCTATCGTTATGAAATAATTTCAACGCAAGTATTGGATTGCGTTAAAACTGATTTCTGCGGATTGCCGTTAATATTTGTTGACGGTAACTCTGTAACAATTAGAAAAGATGGAGATGGAAGCACAATTGAACAGCTTACGAGATCTTATGTGCATAATGCAGTTGGCGCGCAAAAGCTTAAAAACTTAGCCGGACAAACTATTGCAAATCATATTGAAAATCTTGTTGAACATAAGTTTAAAATTGTTTCTGAATCAATTCCCCAAGGACAAGAACAAGCTTATACAAATCCTCAGATGGCAAGTAACATTATCTATAAGCAATATAGCGATGATGGTCAGCAACAATACAATCCTCCGCAAGAGGTTGTAAAAGTTCCTTTACCGCCTGAAATAATGAATGCTTATATGAGCGCTGAGCAAACTATACAAGCATCTTTGGGTTCTTATGATGCAGCATTAGGGATTAATAAAAATCAATTGTCTGGGGTTGCAATTGTTGAAGGCGCAACACAATCAAATGCGGCGGCTATGCCATTTGTTGTTAATTATTTAGCGGCATTGCAGCAAGCTGCTGAAATTATTCTTGATTTGATTCCAAAGTATTACGTTACACCAAGATCACTTCCAGTATTAACAAATGAAGATAAAAAAGAGCATGTCACGATTAATGGAGCTGACCAAAATTCACCGCGCATGAACTTTAATCCTGCTGATTTAAAAGTAATGGTAAGTGCTGGGGTTAACTTTGAAGTTCAAAAAACTAGATCAGTTCAGGAACTTATTGAACTTTCAAATGCTTTGCCTGGAATGGCTCAACTTATCAATAATCCTAAAGGATTGGCAATTCTTGCAGATAATCTTTCAATAAGAGGTGCAGATCAAATTAAAGCGATGGCAGAAGATGCAGTTAAAGAGATGGAAAAACAACAAGAGCAAATGCAAGGTCAACCGCCACCACCAAATCCAATGCAGCAAAAAATTGCAATTGACCAAGCAAAAGTTCAATCGAAAGACCAGAACGAAAAAGCTAATTTAGCAATTAAAGCTCATGATTCGCAAACCAAGAGAATTGAAGCAATTTCTAAAGCAGCTAATGAAAAAGTGAGAATTGCTTTACAAGCTGAAAAGGACGATACAGAAAGAATGGTGCATGGCATTAAACTTGGAATATCAAATAAAGCTGCTGATAGTCAGATTGCAAAGCAGATGGTTGATAGCGCAACTAATTTAATTAATGCAAATCCAATTGTCCCAACAAATGCAAATGAGGCTCAAATTTCGGGACAAACTGAACCGCAGGCGCAAATGATACCTTAAAAAATTGCATTTTATTAATTAATTGAGAATTATTAATATCCGGATGTTAATAATTAGTATTTTTATTATAATAAATATTGTTTTTTGTCAATTAATTGCGTAATATCAATTTGCGGCGACGACTGCCTAAAGTCGGTTACCTGTACCATCAGGCTAAAAATGGAACAGCACGTTACTGTTATAAACGGCTCACCGTGACGGGGTTAATAGTTTTGAGGAGTTAAATTTGTGAATGAAGTTCCGAATACAAATGTTGAACAACCGACAATAGAAGCTCAACCAGAAGCAAAGTTAATGCAGCAACACGAAATTAACGCGCTGGTTGGTGGTGCAAAGCAAAAAGGTTATGAGAAAGGTAAAAATGAAGGTTATCAACAAGCGAAAGCTGAATTGATGGCTACCATGCAACCTCAACCTGTTTCTGCTCCGGCTATCGCGAATGCGAATAGTCCTATTGATCATGAAGCAAAGCTTAGACAAATTGCGATGGAAGAACTTTCCAAGCAGAGAGCAGTTGAGCAGGCTAATTGGGAAGCTCAACAACGCGAGGCAGCTGGTCAAAAGATTCTTAGTGAATTAAAAGCTAAGACTGCCGCAGCAATGCCTAAGTTTGAAGACTATGAAAAGGTTGTGCACAAAGAGTTTCAGAATTTCGAGAAAGCGCCTGAAGTTTTAGCGTTAGCAAACAATTTCGACAATGCTGGTGAAATGTTATACGACATTGGGAAAAACCCAATTAAGATGCTTAACATTGTCAGCATGGTACGCGCAGGTATGGGAAATGAAGCTTACTTAGAAATGAAAAAGCTATCAGATTCTATAAAAGTGAACGAAATGTCTGCTAATCAGCCAAAAGCTAAGACGCCTCTATCGCAAGTCAATCCCTCAATCGTTGGTGTGGGCAAGATAGATGGCAACGTGACTTCTAATGATTTTAGAGGCATGTATTAAGTTTTAAAAGCTTAGCTATAGTCTTTTTGCCCTACAAATTAACTTATTAATTGGGGGCTGAAATGGCTACTAGTGCAAATATTTTACAAGCGGTACAAACATATCAAAAATCCGGGTTGGCTCGTTTAGTCAATATGTTCGCCGGTATTGCGAAAGCAAACAAAAAATTCCAGAATTTCCAAGACATGACCGCTCAGTTGGGTAATACAGTTACTTACGATTCACCTCCTCGCGCATCTGCAAACGTTGGCTTAGTTGTATCTTCGTTTGATACTGTTGAACAGCGCGTAAATACTTTAGCTGTTGGTGGTTTTGACTCAAGTGGTAACGCTTTAAACGGTGGTTACTATGATAGCTTTGGCAATATTAATGCTGCTAACTGTAACTTTGCTGTAAGTTCTGAACAGTTAATCTTTAATATTGACAACAACGATTATCGAAGAACTTTCGAAGAATCAATGATGGTTGAGTTAGGTACTATTGTTGAAAGAAGTATTTTAAATCGATTTGTTAATGATACTTATCGTTTCTATACTGCCGGTGTTGACGGAACTTCTAAATTAGTTAATCCGATTAACTCATTTGCACAGTTAGCATTTGCTGAATCTAAGTTTAAAGAATATGGTTGTCCGGCTAAAGGCGACTATGAAGCATTTGTGCCAAATATGGCGGTTTCTGCAATTATTGCTACAGGTCAGAATAAATTTACGCCAAAAGCAAATGACATGAGATTTAATTCATGGGAACTTGGTGTATTTAATGAGTTTAACTATAACCGTTCTAACTTATTGCCTACGCATGTTGCTGGAACAATGGGTATTAATCAAGATACTTTGACAATTACTTCTTTTGTTACTAATTCAGATGGCGGAATTACACAAATTACATTTTCTGGCGCAAGCACAAATAACGCTGGTGCAGCATTAAAAGGTGACCTTGGTTATATATTAGATGGAACCACTGGTCAGCCAAATATGCGTTATTTGACATTTACGGGTCATGCAGTTTCTGAAGTTGAAGTTCAATTTCAGGTAACCGCAGATGCAACATCCGCTGGCGGTAATGTTACTTTAAATATTTTCCCTGCTCTTTATAGCGCAGCTGGAAAGAATCAAAACATTAATGCTCCTCTTGCAGCTGGCATGAAAATTAAATTAATGCCAAGTCATAAAGCAGGCGTAATGTATGCTGGCTCACCTTTCTACTTGGCTATGCCGCAATTACCTGATCAAGCACCGTTCATTACTTCAAGCATGGCTGACCCTGATTCTGGTGCTGCTATTCGTTTGACGACTGGTTCTAGCTTTGGTCAGAACTTAACAGGTTCAATTGTTGACTCTATATGGGGCGCTAAATTAACGCCTGAATATGGTATGCGACTGTTGTTCCCAGTTACAAGTATTGCTGGCACCTAAGAGATATAAATTGAAAGCGGGAGTAGTTATACAAAGGGCATTAAACCTGTCCGGCATTCTTTCTCGGAATCTTGAAGAACAAGATGACGAGGAAGGAGCCGACGGCTTGTTTTGGCTCAATATGTTGTTGGCTGAGAAATCAGCTAATGGCGTTTTACTCCCGTATTTCGGTCATATCACAATGGCTGGTGTTGCAGATCAAGAGATTTATTTTGTCGAAAATCTTGTAACGGCAGAAATATTAACTTTTAAGATTCAAGGCGTTAGATATTCTGTAAGTGGAGAGCCAAGATATAAATACTTTGGAACTCCTCGAGCAGATAACATTTCCTCATTGCCATTTATGTGGTACTGGGAACGTGTTAATGGCGGCATGAATATTTATGTTTATTTTAAAACAAGCGATCAAATAGAAGAGTTAGAAGTTACAGGAATGATTGGTCTTTCTCGTGTAACTTTTAGTACAGAATTAGATGATGCTTTAGATCTTTTTTATCAGAATTTTTTAATATTTGAATTAGCAGAAGCACTTTGCATATTTTATAAAATTTCTTTACCGCCCGATACAAAAATGAAATTGGCGCGATTAAGAAAAGAGATTACTTATATTAATCCTAGAGATATGAGCATTAAAAAACGTTCAATGCTTGGAAACGGAGGAATATTAACTTACGCACAAGTTAATTTCGGAAGAGGATGGACGCCTTGATTGAACAAATGATGGAAATGCAGTTTCGGGCTAAGTATCAGC